TCTGGCCTTTGGCGTTGAGATCCACCCGGCTGCCCTTGCCGATCGGTGGCTTGCCGCGCTGGCTGGCGCCCTTGATCGCAATCACGCCTTGGCGGCCACGCTCGCGTGCGTACTGGTAAACCTCAGCCGTGAAATGGCCGCCACTGTCAATCGCCACCACATGCGGTCGGATGCCATGGCCCAGCGCGTGCGGCCATTCGCGCAGCACCATCTGGTCCAGCTGCTTCCAGAGGTCTGCGCGGCTTGGGTCGCCGTGGATCTCTTGGTGGTCCAGCAGCCAGCCCTCCTCATCGCGTCCCCATGCCCAGACGCTGATCGCCAGCCGGTTGTCCTGCACGTCAACGCCGACCGTGATGGCCGACGCACCATCTGGCACAGTGCCGGGTTTGTAATGCTCGCAGCGCTCCAGCAGGCCGCTGGCGCTCACCTTGCTGGCGTAGTCCTCTGCGAACGTCTCAGCCAATCGCGTATTGACGAAGCTCTTAAGCATCGGCGCATCCGCCTTGCTGCGCATGAACTCGTCAACCATGTCGCCCCAGCTCAGCCAGCCGAGCGGTGAATAGAGTCCACTCAGTTGGAATCCAGCGGTCTTGCCGCCATCGCCAGGTGCAGTGGCGCGCCATTCACCACCACGCAGTAGGGCAGGCTTGTGCAATTCCCCGAATCGCTCTTTGCACGCCTCGCATTCGTACGCCGCGCTGCTCGGATCATCCTTCTCCCACTTGAGTTGCGACCACTTCAACCATTGCATCGCGCCGCAACTTGGGCATGGCACAAAGTAACGGCGCTGATCACTGCGTTCATACTCCGCCTCGATACGGCTGAAGTCCTTGATGGTCGGCGTACTGGTCAGCAGGATCTTCCGCCGCGCGAACGTCGTCGCCCGTTTCTCGGCCAAGCTGACCGGATCGCCCTCGCCGTCAACGTCCAGAGGGAACGCGTCCACCTCGTCGAGGAAGATGTAGCGGCACGGCGTCGATCGCAGCCCAGTGGCTGAGTTACTGCCGGTAAGCAGGAGCATTCCGCCTGGAAACTCCTTGCTGAACATCGTGTTGCCGCTGTCCCTGCTGCGGCTTGGTGCGATCCGCTCCGCCAGCACTGGCGTATCGGTGATCATGCTCTCAAGGCGCTGCTTGCTTAGGCGCTTGGCCATCTCAACCGTGGGCTGCACCGCCAGCAGTGGGCCGGGTGCATGGTGGATGACATAGCCAAGCCAGTTGCTGCCGGCTTCGGTCTTGCCGGTCTGCGCTGCGAACATCATCACCACACGCTGCACGGTGCTGCCTGTGCTCAGGCAGTCCATCGGCTCGCGCAGGTATGGCGTCCTGCTGGTGCGCCATGGTCCCGGCTCTGCGCTGGCCTTGCTGCTCAGCATCCGGTACTGATCGGCCCATTCGCTGACCGTCAGCTGCGCGTCAGGTCGCAGGCCATCAAGGAATCCGCCGCGGTATGCGTTCATTCGCTTATCTCCGACAGTGCCGCGCGGTGCTCCTGGCTGAGCAGTTCATGGATCACCACCGGATCCGTCTCGCCCGCCAGTTGGTGGCTTAGTCGATCGGCCAGGTTGGCAAGTGCTTCGCGGATGCTGCGCCCCAGCGCAAACGCTTCCTTCTTCACCTCATCAGCGCTGATCAGCTCGCGGCGCTGCTGGCTCACCTGCAGCTTGGCCAGCTCGGCCTGATAGTGCTCACGCCTTGCGCGGCTTTCATTCAGATCCGGGATCTCGTCATCGGGCAATGCTTCAAGGCGGCGCTTTAGCTCGCGCGGTGTTGGGTCCGCCGGTGGTGACACCTTGCTATTGGCCGTGGCTCTGGTGTTCTTGTTCCACAGCTCCAGCGCTAGATCGCGGTCCAGCCACCGCTGACCGTCCTTGTCAACGATGGCAGCAGCAATGCGGCTTTTGCTTGCGTGGGTAACCGCACCTTTGGTGCAGCCCTTCAAGATCGCAAACTCAGCAAAGCTGACAAGCACAGGTAGTTTAATCACTAAACCGATGCTAAACCCTTGGTAAACCGCCTGCCGTAGCTGTGCTGAAATGCCTTGCGGCGCAACGGTTTAAGCGGTTTGGCGTCTGGCGCTAGATAAATGGCGAGGTCTGAACTTACCCACGGCTATGCAATAACTGGGACCCGTTGCTCGCAATTACAGCAGCGTCAGTTGATTTAGCGTCGCATCTTTTTTCCCGAGAACTTTAAGAATCAACCGCCAACGCTTTAGCGAATAGAATGACTGAGACTGATACCATTCAGTTGGATCATGGTCTCGCTTGCTTGTATTGCAGCGATGGCAAGCCGGCACAAGGTTTGTCAATACATGCGGGCCACCTTTGGATCGAGGAATGAAGTGATCAACGACGATGCGATCAGCGCTGCCGCAGTAACAGCAATTGCCATCGAATGCTGCGAACTGCTGGCGCAGTGCGCCTTGACGCAAGCGCATGGTGTGATTCTGTCTATTCTTAGCTTTTTTCTCAGAGTTGCGCTGACGCTCGTGATACCTAAAATCTGGATCGCACATGTACCTCCATCGGAATGTCTCGGCAGACCGGTAGCGCTTATAAGCAATCTCAGCATCTGGATTTTCTTTCCAATACCTGCGCTGCTCAAGATATACCAGTTTCGCGACTGATAAGGGTTGAGTGGCATTGCGCAACCATCGATCCAATGGCAATGCTTCAGGTATTTGCCTAGGAGCTATGCCTGCGGCTAACAACTCAACAACTGCCTTAGCGTCACCTTTGGAAAGCCCATTGTCATCTAAGAATCGGTGCGGCAGTCCATGTTTAGACCTTGACTCTCTGCCGTGCAGAGCGCGCCGACTGGCCATATAGGCAGCCTGCTTGGCGTTGAATCCTTCTATGTCCGCCGCTCGCCGCTTGGCTTGGCGGTCTACTGCGTCAATGCGCGAACACAGCACGCAGTTTTTGTTGCTCTGTAATCTCAAGGTTTGACCTTGTTCCCAGTCGTGCCCGCGCTTGCAAAAGGCTCCGAGGTAAAAGGTTTCAGGGTTGAATGACTCGCCCGGAAGGGGCAGCTCGTATGCTTTTGGCATCGCCTGTGCTGTCAGGTGGTCACGGCCTAGGCGGTTGCAGCCGCGCTAGGCCACCATCTTACCGCGAAGCAAACACCAACCGTTCAAAGATCGACGGAAACTTTTCACTGAACTTCTTGGCCAAGATGTCACGCACTGGGAATTGCGGCTCGTATCGGGGCTGGCGCGTGATGTGGAAGATCGTGTGAAAGCCGCGCGCCATGCCGCCATTGCGCGGTCTTGGTCCCACACGTGCGTAGATACCACGCGGCAAGCCGCCAGGCGTACCGACGAAGAAATCAGACTCGCGTCGCTTGCGTTGCGAACGACGTGCGCCCGAGACATTCTGCGTTGCGCCTTGCTCGCGTAGGCCGCCGATGCGGCTGAGGATGCGCACCATGGTGGGCCCTGGTACGTTGCCGTATTGGTTCAGCTTCAGCGGGTAGACGCCACCGTTCGGACGAGATTCGGCAGGGACGATGTACTCCCCCGCCCTTAGGACGCCCTTGGCTTGCATTGCGGCTTCACTGCGCTTCTCGCTTCGACGACCGCCGCCCACCATCGGCTGCAGGTATCGCGCAGCTGGTGTACCCTTTACTGCAGTGTCCTTGAAGCCAAAGCGTGCCGATAGGTCGCCGGGTTTGGCCTTCTCCACAAACATGGAGTTAAGCGTCCACTTGGTTGGCTGATCGACGTATCGCGGCGTGACATTCTTTAGGTAATCGCGCGCATCGTATGCAGCGAGTGTGATGGCCTTGGCCAGATCCTTGTCAAGGTTCCCACGTACGGCTGAAGTAAAACGAGCCAACTGATCCAGCTGGCTCGTATCAACATTGAAGCTGAGGTTCACTCCCGCACCTGAACCGGCATGACCAGATAAGTCTGACCGATGACGACTGGCGAAGTTGGTGTGTTGGCTTGAATGCTGATCTCAGTGTCCGTGAAGCCCTTAAGGCCATCCACCAGGTAGTGGACGTTGGCAGCAAGTGGCGGCAGCTTGCCATCACATGCGACCGATTCAGCGCCGCTGCTGGTTTCAGATTCGGCGGTCACTTCAATGGCGCCGGCCTTGACGGTCAGTCGCACGATGTCATTAGGCGAGACGCACGCGATCCGCTCCAACGCCGCGAGCAGCGCTTCACGGTTGCAGGTGGCCAAGGTCTTGAAGGTGGCAGGGATCAGCTGCTGCACTGATGGGTAGGTGCCATCCAAGGTGCGCGTGATCATGCGCGTGGCAGTGTCCAGTTGAATTGCGACGTGGCCGCCGTCCACCGCAAAGGACGCAGGGTTCCGCACCTGCGCCATCGCTCGAGCAGGGATCACTACATCCATGTCAGGCGCATTGCAGGCCAGCGTGCGCGATGCGAGCCGGTGGCCATCGGTGGCTTCAATGCGCAGCTCCTTGCCATCGGAGATCAGGTGTATGCCCGTGAGCACCTGTTTTGATTCATCGGCGCTGGCTGCCACCAGCACAGCAGCCAGAGGCGCCGCCAGGTCGATCACAGCGCCATCAGCAGCCGCCACTGCGGGCAGGTCAGGGAAATCATCCGCAGAGGCCGCTGAGAGGCTGTAGGAGCCGCCTGCAGTGGCCAGTGCCACGCGATCACCGTCAAGGGTCAAGGAGACCACGCTGGTGCCATCCAGCCGGCCTGTGATGTCCGCCAGCAGGCGATGCGGCACGACGGTGGCGCCAGCAATGTCAACCATGGCATCGATGCTGGTCTGTATGCCGATGCTCAGGTCATAGGCGGTGAGCTGCAGCTTCCCGCCATCAGCGCGGAGCAGGACGCCCGAGAGGATCGGATGAGTTTTGCCATTGCCGACGGCACGCGCCACAGCACGTAGCGCGCGGCTGAGGTCGGATTGGGTGCAGGTGATCTTCATTGAGCAGCAGCTTCAGAAAGGGAACAAAGGATGCCGTCGCAGTCGGCTTGGAACGATGCCACCAGCTCCAGCGGGATGGGGCGGGCATCATCCTGCGCGTTGTCGCGGATGGCATCGGCATAGGCGCGTGCCAGTACCAGCGTGTCGTGCAGCCGGTTGATCACCGGCGATTGCTTGGCGGGAATGTCAATGGTGTCCATGGGTCAGCCTTGTGGCCAGTGCAACCCTACTGCGCCGTGATCCATCCTGCAACAGACCTAACAGACCTAACGCATTCCTAACGGGCTCTGTTAGGCCGAAACCCCTTGCCAGCACTGGGTTCTCTCCCTTACCTAACAGACCTAACAGAAAAAGGTATAGATACATATGAGAGAAGACCTTACCTACTGGGTAGGGGGTACTACTCCTCTCTATAAGGGGGTCTTCCGAAAATCCGTTAGGACCGTTAGGTTCGTTAGGAATGAGTGGTGGACTGGGTTTTGGGCCTAACCAGCGCCTAACAGACCTAACAGCTCGATGCTCATTTGCACCGCACGGCTGGTTCCGCCGCCACCTTTAAACCAAACAGCACCGGTCTTCACAGCACCTGGCAGTCGCGCCAGCACGATCGGCCAGCAGTTGCTCCATGCCGTATCGGAGAGCATGTGAGCGATGGCGTTAGCCGTGTTGCTGACGATCACGGAGCCATCCTCAGCCTTGATGCCGTGGCGTCCGAGCACGTTCTGCGCCTCGGTGGGCGTGACATGCGGATCACTGCCGCGGTGCAGGGCCAGCTCAACCAGCTCTGCGATGGTGCGCGTGACGGTGCGGTCACCTTCAACGCGAAGCTGATGCTGCAGGATCGTCTGCAGGCAGCGGCGCTCGTCTGGCACCTCAACGGCTTGGCTGTAGGCAGTCCAGTCGTTCTGCTCGATCAATGCCCATGCCTGATCGCGGGTGACCACCTCACGCGACTGCAGCGCCCACGCACCGGCCAGGAGGGTGCCGTACTGATCTCCTAGGCGCTGCGAGTCGAATGCCTCGGCCGCGGCCTTAACGAAGACCTTGACGGACTGGCGGATGGTGGGGATCAGGGCGATGGTGCGCGCGATCAGGCGCTGGCCAACCTGCTCCGAGATGAAGCGATCCAGATCGCGATCCAATGCCTCCCAGTGTGCGATGCGCTCAGCCTTGGGTAGCTCGGCTGGGTTGCGGAGCGTGAGCTGCGCAAAGCGGGATTTGTCGGCGCCCTGCTTCAGCGCGGTGGCGATGCTGCTCATCAGAAACATGGAGCGGATGGTGTACCGCTGCGTGTCACCTTCTGGCGAGCCCTTGAGGGTGTGCGCGCGGCTCTCGCTGCTGGCGACCCGGGCGAGGCCCAGCACTGCCTGCATCCGCTGCTGATCGTTGCGCTCATTGCTTTCGGCTTCATCGAACACCACTGGCAGTGCATCAGCGCGCAGGGCCTGACGAATGCCGGGCTCGGTGGTGTTGCCGGCCACGATGAGGCCCATGTCGCCCAGCAGTGGGGTGACATAGCGGCCGAGCACTTCGGACTTGCCTGAGCCGGAGCCTGCGGTCAGCCAGGCATGTGACCGCCAGTCAAGCGCGCCGCAGATGGGCGCCAGCGTGACCCAACCAGCCAGCAGCATCCCGGATGCCGGCACCTCCCATAGGAAGCGCTCAGCAAGGTCAAGCACCTGGAATGCGGCGGCGTCGTCTAATGGCTGCATGCCCGATGGCCCCTGCAGCCGACTGAGGCGCTGGTAGACGTAGCTGCTGCCGGTGATGCCATCGCATACGGTGCGGCTGGCGCCATCAACGATTAGCTGATCACCGAGGTGCAGCACTGATCGCCCGCCATCCCACCATGCGCCACGCCCGCGGATGCGATCGGGAGAGTAGACACCAGCCGCGGCCTGCTGGGTGAACATGCTGCTGGCGGCTGCAGTCCAGTTCACGCCTGCCTTGCTGGGATAGAGCGTCTCCCAGTACGACAGCGGCGCCAGCGCGCATAGGTTGGTGCCGGTGTGGCTGCTGCGCGATAGGCGGCAGACTTGCCCGGTGCTGATCGGCTGGTAGTAGTAGCCATCACCATCAAAGCCAAGGCAGGCAAAGTGCTCACCAGCGGCTGGCAGTGGCTCGAGATCTGGTTGCGGCACGGGCTCCGATTGCTCCAATGCAGCGGTTGGCGCCTCGATTGGCGGTGAGCGGTGGGCCTTGAGGTAGGCAGCGGCTTCGGCTGGCGTCCATGTGGCATCCGCGAGATCCCAACCATCGGCAACGCCATCTGGTGTGGTGACGATCCGCACCTGTGCGGCACCGATCGACAGCAGGCGCCCAGCCAGCTTGACCATCGCTTGGCGGCCGACATCATCAGCATCAGGCCATAGGGTGCAGCGCCGCCCGGCTAGCGATGACCAGTCGGCCTTGTCGATCGCTTTGCAGCCTGATGGCCATGTGGCGACCGCAGCCGATGGGAACAGGCGCGCAGCGGCGTCGGCGGTCTTCTCACCTTCAACGATGAGCACCGGCGCATCAGCGGCCCGCCGCGCCCAGTACAGCGGCCGCGGCGCTGGCGGTGCTTTCCAGCGCCAGCCAGTGCCGTCGTACCAGAGTGGTCTGATCTTCTTGCCCGGGAAGCGGCAGACAATGAAGGTGCTGCTGTAATGCCAGACCTGCTCAGCGCCGGCAGTCGGTGGATCCGGCACTACCGATAGATGCTGCTCAATGCGCTGGCACGCTTCGGCATACGGCCAGCCGGTGATGCGCGTGAGCAGGTCCATCCCATTGCCTCCGCCGCCAGCGCCATCCTTGCCGCCGCACTGGTTGCAGAACCAGGAGCCGGTGCCGTCCTTGTCGTCGAAGCGGTAGCGATCACTGCCGCCGCAGCAGGGGCAGGGCTGGTGCTTGTCGGTGAGCTGGTCACTAGTGAGTCCGCCCAGCGCCGCCAGCAGGTCTGGCCACCTGCCGCGCGTGAGGTCTTGGATGGTCATTGCTTAAGCGCCCGCTCCAGTAGCACGCGGATCGCCGTTGCCCGCGACATGGCATCACCTCGCCACGCATCCAGCCGCCGCAACAGCTCAGGCGTCAGGCGCACGGGTGTGGGATGGGCAAGACGCATCAGCTGGCGGTGGGGGCTTGCGGACTGTAGCCGCCGCTGCTACGGTCAGCAAGCCTTGCGGAGTTCAGGGACGCATCGCCCCCTAGGCGGTTT